TACATAAGGCTTAGAGTAAACGAAACGCTTATGTTCTCTCATAGGGTTATATATTTCTTGCATTACGGTTGCTGGCCAAGACAAATAGACCACAAAAATAGAATTAAGGATGATAATAGAATTGAAAACTTAAGGGCTTGCAGGGCATCTGAAAATAGAACCAATGTGGCAAACAAAATCAATGAATCTATTTATGGAAGAAATGTAAGCAAAAAAAGCAATACTGGTAAATACAGAGTGAGGTTGACAAAATTTGGAAAAGAAATTCATATTGGAGAATTTGAAGACCTAGAGTTTGCTCAATTAGTTGCACCAGAAGCTAGGGAAAAGTATTACGGAGAATGGGCTTATGACTACTAAAAAAATGTACACGATTGACATAGAAACAGACGGCTTGCTTGAAAGCATGACCAAGATCCACTGTGCAGTGTCTAAGGATTACAAGACTGGTGTAGTTTATAAGTTTGGGCCAGACCAGATTGAGCAGTTTATTCGTTCTTTGGATGGTCAGGTTGTTATTGGACACAACATCATAAACTTTGACTTGCCTGCACTGCACCGCTGGTGTGATATTAACCACTATGTTCGAAAAATGTACCCACAGCCCAAGATGGAGATTGACACGCTGGTGTTGTCTCGACTGCTAAATCCTGATCGTGAGCGGCCAGAAGGACTGCCACAGCGAGTAGGGCCACACAGTCTTGAGGCTTGGGGCTATCGAGTCGGAATCTACAAAGGAGACTACGGCAAGCAAGAGGCAGCTTTTGACGAGTACAACGAAGACATGCTAAACTATTGTAAACAAGATGTTGAAGTTACTGAGCAGGTCTATCGTCACTTGCTCAAAGAAGCAGATTTTTGAGAAGGCATAAGGATTTAAAGATGAAAGAATTTACTATAGAAGAGCTTGAAAAAATGCGTCAGGACGCGATAGAGGAATATGAACACGCTGTTTATGAACAGATTCTCGATGACGAAGAGCATGATAAGATTGAGTTTCTTAGGCACAATGTAGAAGAGATTGAGGAAGAGATTAACCGACGCAAGGGAGAACAGGGGTGAAAGTAGACTGGCGTACACCGATGAAGATTGAGCATAAGGTGGCTACCATCATTGCCAAGCAAGAGCGTGATGGGTGGCCCTTTCGTGCTGATCTGGCGCGGCAGTACGTCGAGCAGCTTGATAGACAGGCTGATGCTATCTACCAAGAGATCAAGAGCTTGCTAGGTCACTACTACGTTGCTAAGTCTGTTGTAGACAAGCCGTTCAAGAAGGACGGCTCTCTGTCTAAGATGGCTGAAGAGTACGGCGATGTTGGTGGGCCATTTGGACGTATCGAGTGGCACCAGTTAGAGCTTACACAGCACGCAAAGGTAGCAGAGCGGCTGGTACAGTTAGGGTGGAAGCCTACAGCCCACACGCCGACCGGAGTGCCACAGATCAAACCAGACGGCGAGCCTTGCCCTAACTTATCCAAGGTTATGCCTGATTTGGGCAGCAAACTATCCAGATACACGAAATGTGTACACCGCAGTAACCAGATCAAAGGTTGGATCGAGGCTGTTAGACCTGATGGGCGTGTGCCTGCTGGTGCTAATCCTAACGGCACTAACACTGGGCGCATGACGCATAAGGTGGTGGCTAATGTCCCCAAAGCGTCTGACGATGTGTTCTTTGGTAAAGAGATGCGGAGCCTGTTTACGCACCGAGGCGAAGGCTACAAACTAGTAGGCTTTGACGCTGAAGGTTTGGAGCTGCGTATTGCAGCGCACTACATCAATTCGCAGGAGTTTATAGATGCCCTCGTCAACGGTGATAAATCCCAAGGCACTGACCCACACACGCGAGTTCTGGAGGCTTGTCGGCCATTCGGTGTGGAGACACGAGATGAGGCAAAGTCATGTGTCTACAGCACTGTCTACGGTGCTAGTGCTCGCAAGGTTGAGCGATACTTTGCATTCTTGATAAAAAAGTAAAAGAAAAGGGGCTAGATGTTACTTTTGTAGGAAATATCCATGATGAGGTACAAGCTGAGGTTGCAGAGGACGATATATCGGGTTATAATAGTGTTGTAGACGAAGCATTCGCAGAGGCTACACGTTTTCTTAACCTACGCTGCCCGCTTGAAGGTGAGGTACAGGTAGGAGAGACATGGGCAGATACCCACTGAGGTGCTAAGATGAGTAGAGATATTGACAGAATGTTTGGTATAGATGATGAAAAAACGATCATTGAAATTAGTCACGGAGGCACTTATATTAAAAAAACTTTGGATGAGCAGGAGATTTGGCCTGATATAGTTAAAGAATTTTTTGATATGCTGTGTGGGTGTGGTTATGTAATTGACCAAGTAAAAGCTCACGATATTATTCAAGAGATTGAAACTAAGAACTTAGAAGGATTGAGGAAATGAGTAAGCAGATTGTAGAAGGCAAGATTGATAAGGTATTTACGAAAGACTTTGGCGAAGAGGATCGGTTTGGCAATCAGTACGCGGTCAACATCAATGTTGGTGGCCAGTGGTACGGCCTTGGCAAAAAGAAAAAGCCGGTAGCTAATGTAAAAGTTAATGGTAATTGGCACCCGCTTTCTGAGGGCGATGTCATTGAGGCAGTTGCCGAGACTGTAGAGCGCAACGGGCGCACTTACACAAACGTCAAAACATCAGACATTACGGTAAAGGAGTTTGGTAGTGGTGGGAACAATAGCAATGTTACTACTAGCAATTCTGGTGTTAATAACCGTTCTGTCAGCCCTCAAGTAAGCAACGATGACCGCCAGAAAGCAATCATGCGCCAGTCTGCCATGGGTTATGCTGCAAATGTTGTAGCAGCCACGCTGACTAGCAAATCTAATCTGGAAGATGCTGCACAGAAGGTTGTTGAGATTGCAGATAACTACTTTCTGCCCTATGCCGAATATGGGCTAACTGGTGACGAGATGCGTCAGAAGGAGAACGAGCAGCAGAATTTAGCAGCGGCTGCGGCGGATGATGATAACGGCGAGCCTTTCGACGACGACTTGCCGTTCTGATGTTTAACAGCCCCGATAGCTCAACTGGACAGAGCATCGGCCTTCTAAGCCGAGGGTTGCAGGTTCGAGTCCTGCTCGGGGCGCCAACTATTAAGAAATTCTTACAAGTTCAAGCGTGAAAGGTATGGGCAAGACAGTAAAAAAGCAACCTGACTGGATGCGTGAAGACGAAAGATGGGTGAAAAAGGGCGGCAAGCATAATGGGCCATCACGGAAATCAGAGAAACAAGACTTTATGAGGGAAATAGATGACTACTTTGATAATCGACGCTGACTCCATTGTTTACGCCGCCGCTTTTGCTTCCCAAGACTGGGCTATCTTTGACGAGGACGGCCACCTGTATGGCACCTACAGTCTAAAAGGCGATGCCAAAGAGGCTGCTATCCATGCAGGTGACAGGGTAGAAGCATTCCCTCGCGGAGAGTCTGATGCTATCTCAAATACTGACGCAATGATTGAAAACGTTGTCGGACAGTTTGATTCAGTAGATGAGGTGCAGTGCTGGTTGACTGTGCCAGACATTAAGAAGAATTTTCGGTACAGCATCACAGAAGACTATAAAGCTAACCGAAAGAACTTTGAAAAACCTTTCCACTACCAGACTGTTAGGGACAGGTTGATTGACTACTGGGGCGCAAGAATTAGCCGAGAGGGGTGGGAAGCAGACGACGAGTTATCGGCACAAGGATGGACACACTGGAACTATGGTGATTGGTCTGAGACAGTGGTTTTGTGCTCTATTGACAAAGACCTTGATACTGTTCCGGGGCATCACTATCGCTGGCCTACCTATAATAAAGAGGGCAGCCATTACTTTGTAACAGAAGAAGAAGCTAGGCACAATTTTTGGTGCCAGACTTTAACGGGAGACACGGCAGACAACATCAGAGGCTTGCACCGTATAGGGGACAAGAGAGCAGACTCTATACTTAGTTATTGTAAAACAGACGCAGAGTATTACAAAACAGCGCACTCGCAGTGGCAGGTAAACTTAGAAAAGGAGGGGTACGAACCAGAAGAAATCACAGAGATGTTTTACACAACTTGCAAACTATTGTACTTGATGAGAGGTGGAGACGATGAAGGATGGAGGCCACCGGCATGAACGAACATTTACTTGACTTGTTTATAGAAATTGTAGATAATTACGAATCTGTTGAAGATATTGATACTAAAGTTTTAGAGGACGTTAAAGAAGAGATTTATCAAGTTTTATTTGAAAGAGCTACAATGATTGATACTTTGGCTGATATGTGGGATGACGGTGATGACGAGACCGAATACTGAACCCCACTATCGCAGCGGACTAGAAAGGAGAGTATGTAATAATTTACGGAACAGAGGAATAAAGTTTAAGTACGAACCGTATCAGCTAGATTACACAAAAGAGGTGAAGCAAGGATTCTGTCCCGAGTGCGGCAGCAAGGTGATGCTTAAGTGCCACCAGTACACGCCGGACGTAGTTCTCCCTAACGGAATCCATGTAGAGATTAAGGGAAAATTCACTGGCGAGATGCGGACTAAGATGATAGCCGTACAAGAGTGCAACCCTAGCGTAGACATACGTTTTCTTTTTCAAAGGGACGGCTGGTTGACGAAGAAGCACAAGATGCGCTACTCCGAATGGTGTGAGCGCAACGGTTTTGATTATGCTATAGGCGAGGTAATACCAAGTGAGTGGATTGAATAAAATTGGACGCAGGCACTT